AAGCGCCGCATCGAGCCAGCCATAACGTCTCCACGCTTCTCCATCTCGCGCAAGTCATGGCGAACGTCCTCAATAATTTGAGCCAGGCGAGCAATTTTCTGGTCTGCCGGCAACGCAACTTCGACCCGCACCTTGTCAAGCAAAGTGCATTGCTCGTTGTATCGACGGCGGCATTCAGAATCGGTTTGGCGATTACGGTACTGAGCAATGTCGTCTCGCCACTCTTTAACAAGCTCTGCGTACATCACTTCCTCCTCTGGTCACAAGCACATTATGGCACATTCAGGCAGGAGGGGATGACCGTTCGTCGGGCAGAATCCATTTCTGGCTTCCGGTGCCGAACACTCTGATAAGGCCCGCCGCCTCACAAGTCTCCTTCTCGCCCATCCCTTCCTTGTAAACATGGGCAAGCTCTGGAATGTCTTTGAGCTTGTGCTTCTGGAACTTGTAGCGAGGCGTACGGTCCATCCGGCCGGGCTTCACCCACCAATAATCCGGGGGAGTGTGCCCCTCAAGGACAAACCCGCACGCTTTGTACAGATCACCGTTCCCATACCGAAGGTCACAGTAGCTCACAACTCGCCCCTCTGTATGCGTCCTCCTAAATGCCTTCAGGAGACGAGAAAATCCTCCCCTGACCCTGCCGATGGATGCGTAGCGCATGACCTCCCAGCCGCCGTTCTGGGCGCCAGAGGAAGCCCCTTTGCGCTCTTTCCCAAACACGGCAAGCGCAATGACCTCATCACCATCGGTCAGCGCGTAATGCTGTCCAGAGGGCGCGCGACCTTGAATGTGGCGTTCCTCCAGAAACTGATTTCCCCTCGCCGGCTTAATGACTTCAACAGACAGCTTGCGGGCGTCGTAGGTCTCGCAACGCCCAAGCATGGCATCAATCCTAGACAGCACGATGTTCTGCTTGTTGGCCCACTCGTCCTCAAAGACCTGGATCAAGCGAATCCCTTGGTCGTGAGCCGACTTCCACTTCTTGTAGTGGTATGCCTGCTCTCTGCGCCTGTGCCAATACAGGCCGTGCAGCTCAATCCCAAATTGACGGTCAGGCAGGTAGATGTCTATCTCTTGACCGTCCAGAATCCTTACGTTCCGCTCAACCGTGAAGCCGGCAATCTCAAGGGCTTCTGCAAGCTCTCTCTCCCACCTCGGGTCGTAGGCGCCACACTTAGGGCAGCCGCGCCCTTGGAGGTGTCGATAGACCTGCTGCTCAAACTCACCGTGCTGAGGGCAGACAATCCGAATCTTCTCCCTAGCGCCCGGATATGCCTTGTCTGGGTACTCATACCTGTCGCCGTGGACCTCAAGGCAGCGAGCCATGAAATTCTTGGCGTTCCGCGCTTTCCGGCTGGCAGCACCCTTGGCCTGCGCTTCCGCAGACCCCTTCCTTTTGTTCCCGCACTGAGCGCAGCCCTGCTTTACGTACAGATGCTTAGCCGCGCGAATCTTGAACTGCCCGTGCTCAGGGCACGTCGGGAAAATGTACTCGTTCATGCCAGCGTAGTCGTCTTGGTACGCATAGCGCCCGCCGTGCGCCTCTTGGCACCGAGCAAAAAACTCGTCAGCCGTCATCCGAGTAGACTGCGAACGCTTGATCTTGCCGCACTCTTGGCAGGACATGCCCTTCCTGAGCGCAGAAGCATACTGAGCAAACTCCCCGTGGTCCGGGCAGATAATGCCCGTGATGCGGGTGTCTGAGTTGACGTAAACCGCCCCAGAAAAGTCGTGCTTTTTCAGAACGTCGGCGTGAAAACGGGAAATGATGTGTTCAGGGATCATGGCCCCTCCTAAAACACCATTTTCCCATCATCAGGTCACAACTGCAACTGAAGTTTCTTTTTTAGACATCTTTCCACGACCGGCCCGGACGAGTCTTTTCTTGCCGGCAAAAAAGAAAGGGGCCCGAAGGCCCCTCTCTCGTAAACCCTTGAAAATCAAGGATTAAGCGCTGCCGGGCGAGCCGTAATACCCGCGAAAATCCGTAAGGCCAAACGAGTAACGTTCGCGTGCGCGATACCGCGTGTTCCCGGTGTTAAAGTCCCCATCCATCGACGTTTCCATCGCGACGCGCTCGAAATACTTGCCGCCGTTCGGGACATCGGTGACGCAAACCCAAGCATCCGGATCGGTGAAGTAGTTGTTCACCGCGTAGCCACCGGAGATGGCGCCCATGTTTCGGATTGCGTTGATGTCGTTGTCGGCGGTGCCAGTGCGGAGTTGCGTCTGGAGCAGACGGTCGGCCGTGAACTGGAGAGCGCGCGGGACGACGAGACGGCGGATTGCTGCGTTGATGAGGATTTGACGCTCATCCACGTAACCACCCACGTCGATGATGGCTTGCTCAAGCGACGTTTCGTTGAGGTCGGCCGCAACCGTCGGGCGGTTGGCAAGCGTACCCTGAACCATCGGGTGAGCGGTGTTGAACAGCGTAACGCCGTCGCCGGTCTGGTAGCTGGAGAAGCCATTGTTGAAAATGGCAGCAGCCTTGACCTGCTTGGTGTTCGCCATCGAACGCATCATCGCCTTGACGTTTCGCTTGCCGATGTCTGCGTAGAGGTTGTCCTCGAACGCTTCTTCGGTGAACGAGAATGCCAGAGCAATCGTCTCGTGGTTGTAGCGAGCCGTGTAGGACTCACCGCTTTCATCGAACTGAACAACACCGCCTTCGGTCTTGACCGGGGCCGTGCCGAAACCGTAGAGCATTTGCTCTTCTTCAAAGCTACGCTCCGAAGAGTCGGTCTCGAACAGTTGCTCGTGCTCGTTGTCGTAGGACTTGTACTCAAGGCCAGCCAGCGCGTTAAGGCCCGGCAGGAGTTCCTTGAGTTGATTGGCGCGAGAAATAGCCATTTCTCAAAGTCTCCTGTTAGGTGCCCGTGCCGGTCGGCTGGTCAAGTTGATGGTCGCCCGAGTTGAACATGCAGATCACTTCGGGATACGAGTCAGACTGCGAGTCGTTCGCGAACGCAAGGATGCGAATCGGAAGCGTCGAGGTCGTCGCGGCCGAGGAAGCATCAAGCGCATTCTTGGAACGGCCGTTAGCCGTGGAGCCAGCCGTCTGAATGATGGCGGCGTTGTTGCCAAGGTCAGCCTGAACCAGCGCATCGTCAGCCTGCATGATGAACGTAGCGTTCGGGTCGATGACCACGAAAGCAACGGCATCAGAAGCAACGGTGCTGGCGGGCCAGTAAGCCGACTGAACCAGTTGGCTCGTACTCGGATCGGTGTACTGGCACCCCTTGAAGATGCCAATAGGCGTCAGGGTGGTCGTGCCCGTGTCTTTCTGGACGGTGCCCGAAGCGGCCAGCTTCACAAAATCGCCCTCGAAAATGCTCGTCGCATATCCAGAGGCAATCTTGATCGGCGTAACGGCCGGTTCGGTCATACCGCCTGCAAGCGTTCCGACGCTGATTGCGCCGAAAGGAGCGGCAGTGGATGCCATGTTGTGTGTCTCCTAAAAGGTCTCTAGTTAGACCCGAGACACCCTATCAACGGTCTGCAAACCTCGACACGCGGGACGAGCGTTGCGGAGCGTGGAACGGTGCCTTCGGGTTGTTTTCCCGCATCAGGTCACTGTCCACACCTTCCATCTGGCGAGCATTGAGGTCTTGGTAATACTTCTCACGAGACTTGATCTTGCTCGTGGGCATCTTGCACAGCAAGAGACCGCCAACCTCAACTTCCCCTGACTCACGTTCGCCACTGGCGAAATACTTGAGTTCTGGGTGGTCAGACACGCTTACGGGCTGCCAGCCTTCACGCAATTTCTTGCTTGGGTTTAGCTTGTCCGCTTCACCCTTGTTGGCAACCCGAATCCAACGGAATGACCAGCCATCTACGGGGTCCGGCGTCGGGAGTGCATCTGCCGGGCGCCATTCATCAGAAGGCCTGGATTCGTTTTGGCGCGTGTCTTCGCTACGCGAGGCGGTTCTGGTCATGCTTGATTCCTCTGAATCTTGAGCATTTCTTTTGCATAGTCTTCGGGACTAATCCCGAGCTGTGCAGCCGTTTTTCTCATTGTCGGCGTCAATGTGATTTTCAGCGGAGCGGAACCGTTGTTCCGGCCTCCGGGGGCTACTACATTTTGCGCCTGCTTACGTTGATTTGCTGAATCAACCTCCGGCGTGTTAACAATAGTTTCTTCCAATTCTTCTGGCTCGTCAAATAGTTCGGGGAACCGGCGCTTAATACGAGACTCCATTTCCTCGTAATACTCATCGCTGGTCGGGTCGTACCCTTCTCGCCGAACCATCTTCTCATGCAGCCCGTAAGCATACGCCGTGGCTTCTTCGTCCTGACCAAACCACTGGTTGCGCTCTGCCCACGCCTTTGCGCGCGGATCGGGTTCGGGGACAGCCTGCGGCTGAGTCGGCTGCTGGACGGGCTGTGCTTGCGTCTGAGGCGCCTGCTGGCCCTGATACTGCTTGACCTGCTGAAGCTCTGCGTTGGCCTCATACAGCTCACGCTGGGCCGCAATCAGTGCGTCGGAATCGCCGCGCTCGAAAGCGTCTCGGTATTTTCGCTCTGCGTCCTGAGAGGCAAGCTCGGCAGCACGCTGAATCTTGGCAAGCAGGGCAACCTGTCCGCGCTGGATGAGCTGCTGGCTTTCTCCGTACTTCTGCTCAAGCTCGCGGGCTCGTGTCTCAATCTCTTGGGCACGGCGCTCTGCGGCTTGGCGAAGGCGCTCTTCCTCACGACGCTTCTTGGTCAGCTTGGAAATGCGGCGCTGAACCTTGTCGCTGTACTCGGCAAGTTCTTCTTCGGAGGGCTCGTCGTCGTCCTTGGTCTCTGCCTTCGGAGCAGGCTTCTCCGGCTTCTCTTCCTTCTTGGGCGGCGCGATGTCTTCTACTTCATCGACAATCTCGAACTCATCCGAGACCTCTTCGCCTACCGACCACTTCGTCCCCATCACACCATCGGGGTCGGAGCGGTCATAGAATACGTTTTGAGACTCTTCGCTCACGGTTTGAACACCTCTTCCGGCTTCGGAACTACTGCTTCAATTGAGTCGTCGTTGACAAGACGGAACGTGGAAATCTTCCAGCCATTCGGGAGTTCAGACTCCTTCAGGCTTTCCACCGTGAACGACGTGCCCGTGTACGAACGAAGCGCAACCCATTCTCCGGGCCGACAGTGAGGGCCATGCGGGAACTTGGGGTCGCCGTTCTTGTCGCGGCCATAGTAGGCAGTCGGACCCATCGCAACGACATAGCCAAGCACCGAGGCCATATCTTCACGCTTCATGGATTCTTCAGGAAGAACAATGCCGCCCTTTGACGTGCGCTCAAAAGAGGGAACCGCAATCAGGACCTTGTAGCCCTTGGGAATAGGTAGGGTAACGCCGACTTGCTCGTGTAGATTCATCTCGCCTCTCTGCATCAACTACGTGTTGATGGAACGGTCAATCTTCCTCGTATAGCCGCTTGCGCTCTTGTCGCATGTACTCGGCTACTCGCATCAAAGCGGTGACTTGTCCGGACACAAAGCGATAATCACCGTAGTCCACACATGCACCGCTAGACAAGTATTGTTGCTTACTTTGCAACAGACCGTCAACGTCACGAAGCAAGTGGTTAATTACGTCAGCATCTTCTTGGTCAAGCATTTAGTCCTCCTCATTCACTTCGGTTAGAAAGTCCTCTTGCCATTTCAATGCCGAGCTTTGCCCCTTCCGCCTCGGCATCCAAGTCAATCTTCTTGGCCTCAAGCTGTTGATCGCCAATAGTGTTCGCAAGCTCTGCCGCAAGGTCTTGACGGTGATGCAGGTCTTCTTGGCCCATCTTGGCCTGAGACTGCTGCTCGCGGGCCATCGCAGACCGGCGCTTCTCTTCCAATTGCGCCAGCTTGAGCTGGTAATCCTGCATGAGCTTCTGCTCTTCCAGTTGCAGCTCTTTCATCTGCATCTGGAGCACCGGATCGGACATTTGTTCCTGAATACGCTTCTGCTGCGCCTCGGCAACGTCCTTCTGGAGCAGTTGTTCCGCAGCAGGGGCGACAAGGCGGGACAGGCGCTCTTCGATGTCTTCCGGCAGGGCGCCAGAGTCGGGCAGCTCGAAGCCAAGCTGCTTCTCGATTTCGCGTCGATACTGATAGCCAACGTGCTCGCGGATATGCGCTTCCATCTCGGCCTGCATGACCTTGGCCTGCGGAGACTGGGAGAGCAGTTGCATGAGCTTGGGGTCTTGAAGCGCAGCCATGTGGACCTGAATGTGCGCCTCGTGGTCCTGGTATTGGAACGCCTTGATGGGCTTCCCGGCGATGACCCTCTGGTTCTCCGTCACCGGGTCCATCGGCTCAATCTCTTCCGAGCCCGGCAGAATCTTGTCCACCTCGTCAATCTCGATGACCTCAAGCATCCGGCGCTTGAGTTCAACCATGTCGAAACCACGGGGGTCTTGCTGGGCAAGCTGAAGCGCAGCCTGAACCTGAAGAATCTTCTGGCTCATCGTCCCCGAATTGGGGTTCGAGACCGGAATCACGTCAATCTGAGGATCAAAGTCCTCCTTGACGAGCGCCTGCCCCTCAATCTCATAAGGGTAGTCGGTCGGACCAAAGTCTCGGATGACCTGAACCAGCAGCTTGAACTCGGTCTTCTGGGCCGCGTGGAGGCGGGCCTGAAGGGCAGAGACAACACGCATGGAACGCTCGATAAGCGCCAGCGTCGTGCCCACAGGGGCCTCTGTGTTCATCTCAGAGGCTTTGATGTCCGCCTGAGCCGCAAAGCCACGGGCCATGTCCGTAACGATGCCAAGCAGGTTCAGGAGCGTCGGGGAGGGCTCCTTGTAGGGAAGAGGAAGGATGTTGTCCTTGATCGCCCCGCCCGGCACGTCAACATCACGCCACTCGCCCGGCATGATTGGGGTGTCGTCGCCCTGAATCCTCAGTCCGCGAGACTTGAGACCACCCGGAAGGTTCGACAGCGTACCGGCGTCAACCAGTTGGCGGATGATGGACGTGCCCGACTTCGCCATACCACCAATCAGGTGAATCAGGCCAAAGCCATAGAAACCCATGCCCGGAATGTACTGGTAGTGGGCAAAGTGGACCCGGCGACGCTTGAAGGCGTCATCTTCGTACCAGTTGCGGCGGATGGAAAGGACCGTGCTGGACGACTGGTCAATCGTGACAACGTAGGGAAGCGCAATGCCGGTAGGCTCACCCTCTTCGTCCGTATCCTCGAAGCCCGGAAGGTCAATGTCCACGCACATCTCAAGCAGAGTGTGCCGGTGGTCGTTTTCGACGGCCGGAGAAACCCCGGTCATCTCTTCTTCGGCGCGGCTGATTTCCGAGTAGTCAGTCGATGGCTCGGGAAGCTCTACGTCACGGTAGAAGCCCGAATACTGGAGCTTGCGGACCTCGTTCACATCTTTCTTCATGATGTGAGTCGTGCGCGTGGCCGTCTCTAGGTCGGACGCGCCGTAGCTCACAACGAAGTCTTGCGCCGGAACGAACATCGACGCCGGGCGGTTCAGAGTGGGGTCATAGTAGACCTTCCTGAACGCACTCCCCTCAAGGGGCAGGTTGAACAGAAGGCGCTCAGTCTCCGTCCGGTACTCGCTCATCCGCTCAGTGAGCAGATAGTTCATGTACTCCCGGACGCGGTTGGCCTTTTCTTCCTTCTCACGGTCAATCGACCCGTAAATCTTGGTCTTGACAGGGCCGCGTGCGGGGAAGATTTCCTGAATCGTCTGCGCCTGAAACCGGACAACCGATTCCCCGAGAATGGGGTGGAATACACCACACGCCCCGTCCCAAGGCTCCGTGCGGTCTTCGATCTTGAGGCCCAAAAGCTCCAAGCCATCGACCAGCGTCCGCTCCCACTCTTTACGAGACTGCTTATCAGAGTGGTATCCAGCCTTTAACTCCGAGGCAAGCGAAGCAAGCTCGGGCTCATCCAGATACTCGGCCAAGTTAGCGCCGTGGGGGATGAGTTCTGGGATGTCACGCGGGTCGAAGTCGATGGTGATAGACCCATCATCTTCTTCGACGTATTCAACACCCTCGGAGTATTCATCTTCCGGCTCGTCTCCAAGAACCACGGATTCCGTGGGGAGCGGCCTGAGCATCCGGTCAAGGCTCATTACTTGGGCTCGGTGATGGTGAATCCACGTCCAGAACGCTGCGCCTTCGTGCCGCGAGTCACGCCTTTCTTGTACGTGTACTCAGCTGGCATCAGCGACTCATAGGCGGGCGCAAGGCCCTTCGGCTTTGCTTTCGGCTTGCGGTCAATCACTTTCATGTCGTGCCCTCAGTAGTAGGCGGCTCTGCGCCGCTGCAACGGTTCCGGCTCAAAGTCGTTCTCCAGCCGGATAAACGCCCCGTCCCTGAATCGCCTTAGTGCCATGACCATGCAGTCTACATAGTCATCGTGTTCGCCAGCAGGGAAGTCTGCAACTTCTTCCATGACTTCCTCCGCAAACCTAGTCTCCGGTGCCCACACCAAACCTGACTCGAAGATGTCGGAAACCGAGTTGACACGGCTGATTTTATCATTAGGCATCTTCGCTGTCCCGCGTCCAACCGTGTACTCGACAATAGGCAGCCCCATAGACCTGAGTTCTTGAACAAGAGACTTGCCAGATGCCCGGCCCTCAATCAAAACGCTGTCCGGCTGGCTCCTGCGGTACTCCTCAAGGCACTGACGCTTTAGTTCAGGAAAGTGCATCCGTTTCTTGAATGCATCCAGCAGGATGACGTTGGGCTTGGCGATTCCGGTGTCTTCGTCAGTCAGATGGAACACGCCCCACGTCTGCATGGCAGAGGGGTCGTTTCGGTTGCCTTTCTCGTGGGCGGTGTCCCACGTCTGAATGACGTAATCGCAAGGCGGAGGGTCGCGGTCTTCCCAAATCTTCCATTTGTCTCGGCTGATGATGACCGCTTCGCGACTTGTGGGGCAGTTATGCGTTACAAGGCATTTTTTGCCAGCAAGAAAAAGCTGATCTTCTGCCGCAACACGAATACACGCCGTGTCTGAAAATCCAGCTTGCTTTATTGACACAAAGCGCCCGTGCTTACTTTTTTTGTTTCTACAGTTCCTTCTCTTCCTAGGAAGACGGAAGGCATCTTCCATGTAAAAACAAACTTTGTAGCATCGTTTGCCTTTGGGCGGAACAAAACTAGTCGTGCACGGCTTAGCGCCAAGGCTTAAAACAAGTTCTTCTACTGCCTTAACAATTCTTGTATTGGTGTTTGCAAACTGCGCTTGGCCGCGAGAGCAGTGGCCGTCTGTGTCCATTAACCCCTGAAGCAGCGCAAGTCGCTGTTCTGCTGATGCTCGAAGGTATTTTTCAGGAACATGCTTGTTGCCAAGCACGCCAGCGGCTCGCAAGTGTTTTGCAAGCCCCTTCACATTGTAAGAATACGGTTTTGAGTATTTTACAAACTCAAATCCAGCAGCACTAAACGATTCGGCCCAATGCGGTGCATCTTCATCTGAAGATGTGAAGTATGACGATGCAGCGGTTCCGTCCCCCAGCCAGGCACCAAGCAAATATGGGTCCAGCGGCAAAGACACATCTGGCAGACTCCACCTTAAAGCGTCTTTAATTTTGGGTCGCCTTGGCGCGATAGGCAGTTTTTTTCTTGCCTCCTGTCGGTCAAAAAGCTCTTGCGTAGTTCGTACTACCTCTCCTTTAGATTCTCGACCAAGATCAACAGACCACAAATGGTCTGCATCCGCCTCAACACAAGCCCCGTCATCAGTTTGTACAAAAAAGGTCGGTCGATTCTTGTAGACCTTCGATTTCCACAAAACTTCTGTCGGCCGGCCGTCAGCGCCTATCACGAAATCACCTGGCCGCAAATTGCCAATAGTTGACCAGCCGTCCGGGGTCGGGATAGGGGTATCCAAAGCAAGCGCTTGCTGATACTGAGCCGCCCAAGCCACATGGCCCACTTCGTTCTTAGTGGCTTTCAGCTCTTCAAGCGGCCAGTATTCAGGCCATATCGACTTTTCATCCGGCGTGTTCTCGTGAAGGATTGCGGGAAATTCTGTGACATGCCAAGACTCCCCTCCGCGCTTGGACATACTCGAAACAAGCTGTCCAGTCAAGTCCAGCTTACTCCAGCGGGTATTGTGGCTAACCACTCCGTTGGCGATAAAGTTCTCAGTTCGGTCAATCTCTACGTCAAAGACCTCTTCTTCTCCGTCTTGAACAATTTCAACTATCTGATCCAGAGTGAAGACGGAGGTATCTGGCTGCGCTTTCAAGGACTTCGGGCCGCTTCCCGTATCCGACAGCGAGGTTGCAGTCGTTACAAAGAAGCCCTCGGACTTTGCCTGTGTCGTGGCAGTGGTCGATACAAAGTTTTCCGCTCCAATGGGCGCGAGTGTTCCGGTCGTGAGGCTTTTCACCGCATATGTCGCAACGGTTGCCGCGCTCTGCAACCATTTGATCATACTCTTCGGCAGTGATTCCGTACCTTGACTTGATTCGGTAGCCTCGGCGTTTTTCTGGAGAAAAAGATGGAAATTTATGCGCTCTGCTTTTGACATAGCACTTTGAGCAAAGCCCTTTAGACGCGACTGACCTATCGCATCCCTCTGTTTTGCATAATTTTCCTTTCCACTTTCCGTGATGCCCCACTTCTCGGTAGGGGGCGTCAGGATTTTTCTTGTGGTAGCTTTTTTTAGCGGCGCAGGCGTTGCAAAGACTTTGTTTTGTTTTTGCTCTTGAGGGGCGACCGCATCCTTCAGTGATACAAGCAAATCTCCCGTCTTCAAGTTTTTCAGTCTGACCCACTTGCGCGTCCCCCCTAAATCTACGAGAAACGGATGCCTCGCATTTGCACGAAGCATTTTGCCAGATTTTGTTTTTACTTTATATACGGCATCAACACCACTTGACATCCAATTGTTAACCTTTGACTCGGACAGCCTGCCGTTTTCATAGGTCGAAACAGTGTCTCCTGCGCGAATATCCTTAAGCAGCTTCTCTCCACCATCCGGGAGCCTAACCCTCGTGTCGCCCGTCATGCACATGCAGACGATAATGGCCGCGCCGGGCTGAAGGCGCTGGCGAGGGCCAGCCTTGTACCAGTTGTATACCCGCTCAAAGCCGGTATCCGTGCCGTACACCGACTCTGCCTCTGCGTGTGGGTCGTCGATGATGAGCAAGTCTGCGCCCTTGCCCGCCAACTTGCCGTCCACGCCAATCGCGAAGTAAGTGCCACCCTTGTCGGTAGCCCAGCGGTGGGCTGCGCCTGAGTTAGAGCTAAGGCGGCACTCAGGAAAAACCTTCTTGAACTCTTTGGTTTGGATCAGGTCTCGGACCCGGCGACCAAAACCTTCTGCAAGCTCAGCCGAGTGAGAGCACTGGATGATTTTCATGGCTGGGTTTAAGCCCATCCGCCATGCCGGGTAAAGCCAAGAGTGCAACTCTGATTTCGTCATGCGCGGAGCCATGTTGGTAATGGCTCGGTTCAGCTCGCCGCGCTGAATCTTGTTCAGAATGTCTGCAACGATCTTGTGGTGCGGTCCCTCAATAAACTCCGGCCAGATGTACCGCACGAACGCCATGAAGTCCGTCCGAGCCGCCTCAATGGCCTGCGCCTCCTGATATTCCTCAATGAGCTTCAGTATCTCCCGCTGCTCTTTGGCGGGGAGTGTTGCTATCTCTTCTGAGGATTTTGCTAGGAGGTCTTCTATCTTCATGGCAGGGGCGGAAGGGGCTTCCCGTTTGATGCAAGGCCGGCGTAGGCCGAGCAGTAATCTCTAACTCTGTATCCGTGATAGTACACGATGTTAGTGCTGAAAAACGCCGCGTTGCAGGACTTGATGGCGTGAGTAAAGGCAGAGTGCCTGACGGGATCAGCCGACTGGCAGCCTGCAAAAAGTCCGGCAAGCAAGGCTAGTCGGGCTACCACTGGCGCCTCACATTGAGTTCCAAGTTGTCAGAAAAAGTCGGTGTTTTTTTTGGCTGGCGATCCACATCGTCAAAAGGGGGAAAGCGGGCGACTGGCACTCGTTTAGCGCAGCGAGTACACCGGCCGTCTTGCTTACAGTTCGCGCAATGCTTCATCCCCGCCCACTCCACAAGCGCCATCAAACCGCCTCTACGGCCCATAACGCCACGCAAAAGCAACCTAGTGCAACCGCACCAGTAAGCAAGCCAAGAAGCACTACGGGCGTCAGGAGGGCGTATACGGCGTACTTCACGAGTCTTTCCGCCATGCTGTCTTCCGGCTGTTTTCGGTGTTCAAGTGTGAGCCGCGCCACGGGGATCGCTTAGCGCCTTTTCGGCCTCCCGCAATGCGGCCAGCAAGGTTCTTGTGTTGGCGTCCGTCGCTCATCCCTCTCCCTCCCCTGACAGTGCGCGGGCGCGCTTGACCGGCTCCATGTCCCGCTCAAATTTCCACACTTGCGAAGGGTGGATTCCGTCAGGGTGGTCTGCGCCGTGCGTGGCCCGCACTTCTGCCTCAAGGTCGTCTGCGCAGTCCTTCAGCGCGGCCTTGAGGGCTGCGATCTCGGCGTCTTTCGCTTGCGGTAGCGAGAACATGGCCATCTGGCTTTCTGTGCTGCGCGCCATGCGAAGCGCCCTGCGAATGCAGGGGCAGTCTCCGGGTGGTCCAAGGCAAGTGCAGTTACCCATCCTCGCGGCCCTCCACAGGCTTGATCTTGGCGCGGTATGTGTTGGGCTCCATGTTGTTGACCCGATATACTGTCTTAACTGTGCGGGCGACCAGTCCGGCGTCGCATTCTTGTGGGTTCTGGCAGGTGTTGAACTCCCCCGCGTCGATCCACCCTTCGTCCTCGGGCATGGCGTCGAGGGCGGCCTGTGCCGCACGACGGCACGTCTGCAACGCGCCAAGCAAAGCAGCCCTCGCGTACCAGTCGTCAACGCCCACCGACTCGTTCTCGCGCTCTGCGTCGTCAACGACGCGCAACAGCGCCTCCAGCCTCTCTCGTGCGTCAGTCATGGCGGAGTCCTCCCGTGTACGGCCGCGCTTCTCGGATGTTGTTAGCGACACGAGCGCAAATGCTTCGCTCGCCCTTGGACAGCGTGTCCCAGAAGTCCATGAGCCCGTCGCGCTGATGAGCGTACCGCTCATTCCAGAGGCAGGCCGCGACGTGAGCCGCGGCATGGGCGTTCAGGTTCCGCGACTGGTCACTCATGGCGAAGCTCCGAAAGCCGCGAAAACGGTAAGCATCAAGGTAAAACCGAGCAGGGATATGGCTATCGCTGCGTTGTCATTCAGCTCGATGCGGATGACTCGATTGCTCAACTTATCCTTCATGGCTATCTCCTCCTGCGTTCTCGTCTGTGGGGCGGCGGCGCCTGTATGCGTCAATGAGCTTGACGACGGCGAATCCTGCCGCGCCGGTTACGGTCCACGTCGCCACGAAGACCAGCCCGGCGAAAGTCATAGGCCACGCGCTCACACCCCCTCCTCGCCCGCATCGGGCTGGTGGGTGAGGGGCAGCAGCCAAATGCGCACCACGTCCTGCTCGGCCGGCATCGACTCCAAGATGTGCTGCCAAAGTTCATCTGGCGCCGCCTCGTCGCCGCTCTCAAAGCGCAGGACCGTCATCCCGTGCGCGTCAGGCGCCGCATAGATCACCCCGGCGTCCACCCCCTCGGCAGCGGCGGGGCGGGCGAGGGTTTGGCGATACGCCTCGTGTAGATCGGCCTCTTCCTCCAGGTCAAGGTACTGCCACCACGGCGTGTGCCGACAGTCGCCATCGTCGTCCCTCTTCCGGGCGACAGCCGCGCGAGTGAGACGCTTGATCTTCTGCATCGCCTCCCTCAGCCCCTCCGGCTCCGGCGCCTCGTCCTGCCCCGCAAGGCGCTTCAGTCCGGCAGAAACATCGGCGACGCTGATTAAACGAGCAGCCGCGTCTAGCTCGTCCTGCGGGGCTGCGGTGGCGAGGAGAGCGGTAGTTTCAGCGATGCAGTGACGCAGGCCGTTCTGTTCCTCTGGCGTGGACCGGAAAATTTCATCTTCCCAGCGGTCAATCAGCTCCCGCACCGCTGCTTCAGGAATCATTCGTTCACTCATCGTCATCCACCCCCGAGTCAGCACGGCGCTTGCGGCGGGCGTTCCGCATGGCCTCGCCCGGATTCTTCGCCACGCCCCAATACCGATACCCGCCATAGATGTGGTACGACGGAGGGAGGTGGTAAGACTCCTCTGCGCTGGATTCCGCCCAATAAGGCTCTTGTCCTTCGGCCATGTCCCGAAGCTCAACGAAATAGCACTTGCTCATTCCTCGTCCACCGTTTTCCAATCAAGAGTGTTTCGGTTTGCCGTCAGCGTGAAGGTCTCACGCCGTTTGCCCTTCTCCACAATGATGACCACTTCGTCTCGGTCCATCCTCTCCATCGAGACATTGACACCTTGGGCGTACAGATCATCAAGCTTGCCGTTGTCGTCCAGTCGCCATGACTTGAATACAGATTCGGTCTTTCGGGGCAATGCGGCGTTCCTTAGTAGCCTCGCAGCCGGGTTTCAAGCACAGCGCTTACAATCTTGTTCCAGTCCATTGACTCAAGTTGATTGTCAATCAGGTCAACAAGCGTGTCAGACGGCAGTCTTTCGCGGATACGTTGCTTGATGGCCTCGTCAACATAGTCACGCACAAGTTGTCGAACGCGGATAAGCTCTGATCCGTCTTTTGCCAGCGCCACGGCCTTTTCAAGCTCTTTGGCAGATATGACAACCTCAAAACGCAAATCTTGCATGGCCGTTCCTCCTCTCAAGAGTCATCATTGTACTTGAGCAGTGGTGGCGAGGCGCTACCGTTCGTCGGATCAAATCCTTTGCTGGGCTTGGTAGACAAGGTTCAGCTCGTCGTAGTCGGGAACCATGTCTTCGTAGGATTCTTGCAGCAACGCGATCACGGGTTCGGCATGGAACCACTCGCCCTTGTGGCGATGCTTCTCGAACCTCGTATGAAGCCGGCTTTCAGCCAGTTTTGCTGTGCGCGCAACGGGACCCATGTCTTGCTGCCAGATAATCGCCATCGACAAGGGATTCCCGGTCTCCATCGACTTCAGCCGAGCATCAGGGTCATGGCTGTAGCCAATCTTGATGTAGTCTCCAGCCCGGATCATGTAGACCTTGTACCGTTTGGTCTTGGATGGGGTTTGATTGGATTTCTTCTGAAGCTTAGTGGCTAGTTGCTGGACCCACCACCACTGCTTGTCGGAGAGGGTGCCCTGAGTCTTGAACTGATGGAGAAGGCTATTGGCAAACTCAAGGTCATTGCTGTGGTCCAGACCCCTTGCCAACCCATCCAGTCTTGCTATCTGCTTTTCCCGATAACTCAGAGTCTTCAGTAGTTCCATCTTCCT